GTTCGTAATACAAAAACCGTCTATAAATGATGAGGTTTACCATAAATTAAACATTATTCTTAATTCTCAATTGACAGATGAAGAACGTTTAGATAAATATGTTCAAAAGAAGAGAATTGATAATACTGAAAAAAAGTTATACAATATCAGATGCGAAAGAGATCAAATTATAAAGCTTGGTAAATCAAACTTACAAGCTATTAATCACAGTAAAGGAAAGTATTCAAAACTTACAACAATGAAATATTATATCTAAAACAAACAAAACATGGCAAACGAAAGCTACACAGTATCGGGTAAACTGTATAAAAAGAACCCAATTGTTCAAGTATCGGAAAAGTTTAGAAAACTTGAATTTATTATCTTGACTGAAGATACCTACCCTCAATACCTACAAATCCAAGCAGGTAACGACAAATGCGACCTTCTCAACGGTATTAACGATGGCGACCTGGTAACGGCTAAGGTAAATGTAAAGGGTAGATTATGGACGAACCCACAAGGCGAAGAAAAGTGTTTCAATTCTTTGGAGTTATGGCAGATTACAAAGGATGGAAGTTCACAAGCTGCACTGGTCCAATCGCAACAAGCAGCGCAAGTTGAACCGGAGGGATTACCTTTTTAATTTTGGTAATTTAATCGGAATGAGTTAGATTTGCGTTAGTTCTTAATACATATAAACGGCGTGAGAACCGTAATTAATAAATAATTTTAATACCCTTTGCGGGGTTATCCACTCCTTAAATGGAGTTCTCACTGGATGGCTTCGCAAAGGGTTTTTATTTCAATGAACGAAATAATTTTAAACGTAGAAACTACTAACAATTTTATAAGTGTACTTACATTAGAGCAAAGAGGTCATTTATTGACCATGCTTATCAAAAATGCAATCGGTAAAGAATATAAATCGAGTAATAAAGAAACAGATATTTTAATCAATTCTTATAAAAATATTACTCTTAAATCTGATAAAAGAAATTTATACCATACACTATACTTTATAAAAATTAGTGATAACATAAACGGTCAATGTTTCCTAAAAATAGGGATTACTTCAAATATCGAAAATAGATATACTTCATTTAAAAATAATTATTTACAAATAACAGAATTATTTATTAAAAATTTTAGTACTAAGAAGTTAGCCTTAATAAATGAATCCTTAGTAAAAAAGAAATATTCACATGATTCATTTAAACCTAAATACAAATTTGGCGGTAATACTGAATGTTTTTATACATACGCGCAAGAATATATATTAAACTATCTACGAACTCTATAATAAATGAATACATTTGATTTAAGTAAAAAGTTTTTTGATTGGGCTGTAAATAACCCCGATTTAGTTAGACCTATTCATGGGATACTTTACTTTTATATTATAGATTTAAACAACCGACTTGCATGGGTAGAAAAATTCTCGCTACCTTCTTATAATACCATGCACTCAATAGGGGTTTCAAACTATAAAACGTATTCAAAAGCACTTGGAGAATTGAAAGAATATGGTTTTATTCGTATAATTCAAGTAAGCAAAAATCAACATACTGCGTGCGTAGTTGCTTTGGTAAAAAATACCAAAGCACTGCCTAAGCAACTACCAAAGCAGTGTAGTGGCACTGCCCTAGGCACTGTAGTGATAAATAAACCTTTAAAACATTCAAAACATGATGATGATGTATTAAAAAATTCACCAACAACATCAACTTTTTCAATTTCAGAGTGCAGGGCTAAATATGACAAAGAATATATTGATGCTAAAATAAAAATTTGTGAATCTCATAATATTTTACATACCAACTTACAAATATTTCAAAACACATTCGATTCTGAATTAATATCTTTAGGTAAAAAAGAAAAGGATTTTAAAGATTATGCAGACCACTTCGCTAAGTGGATTAATAAAAAAGGCGTAGAAGGTAGGAAAAAAATACTTTCAGAACATTTCGATAAATCAAACAAAAAAATAGACCCATCTGACAAATACAAATAATGAAACTAGAAGTACAAAAACACGACTTAAACGCTGAAAATTCAATAATTGGTATGATAATTTTTGAAGGTACAGAGCAATTCGTAAAAGCTAGGCAATACATTACAGAAGTTGAAATGTTCTATAATGATGATAATCGTACAATTTGGAATGCTTTAACCCAAATGTATGATGAAGGCACACCAATAGACCAAACTCTACTTTATAGAAAGATTAGAGATAAAGTATCAACAAGCGGCGATAATTGGGGCTACATTATATCGAAAAAACTAGACATGAACGTTACAAAAGTCTATATGATTAATTGGTGTCTTGCACTTGTGGAAGATTATGTTACAAGATTAAGTAATGATGCAATTTATTCACTTCAAAAAAATGAAACCGCATTCGATGTGGCAAAAGATTTAGATTCTAAGATTAAAAAGGCAATGAATTTTAATGTAGTCGATGATTGGTCAGATATGTCGCAACTTGCACTTGGATTGATTGATAGAAGAGAAAGAATCGAGAAAAAAGAGTTTCAAGGCGTATTAACAGGATTTGAAAAGTTTGATGCCATGACTGGAGGTTTAGAAAGTGGAATGATTGTAATTGCTGCACGTCCGTCGATGGGAAAAACCGCGTTTGCTTGTTCATTGGCTTTAAATATGGCAAGGCTTGGAAGTTGTGTAGGTGTGATTTCTTTAGAAATGCCGAACACTCAACTTGCAGGTAGGTTCGCGTCCATTGTTTCGGGTGTGGAATTTTGGAAGATTTACCGTAATGCAGCACGAAGCGGAGAAAACAAACAAGCAATCGATTCGGTTATTGATTACGGAATAAGTAAAATGTCAGCACTTCCCGTATATTCAACCGATAACGCAAAGGTTAATATTTCTGATATTAGATGGAAAGCAGAAAAACTAGTTAAGACAAAAGGAGCAAGAGTTATAATTATTGACTATATTCAACTTATCACAGCAGAAGAAAACAAAAATACGACACGTGAGCGCGAAGTGGCTAAGTTATCAAGTGGAATCAAAGCCATATCGAAAGACCTTGATATAATTATGATTGTACTCGCTCAACTTAACCGAGAAAGTGAAACACCCGATAAAGTAAGCCGACCAGGTAAACTGTCACAGCTTCGAGAATCGGACGCGATATTAGCAGATGCCGACATGGGTATAATCGTTGATAGACCGTTTAAACGTGGGGATAAAACAAATGAAGACGGTTCAAGCACAGAGCGCAAAGGTTCAATTATAATTGAGAAATTTAGAAACGGGGAAACAGGGCAAATAGATTTATACTTTGACCCCGAAATGATGCACTTTAGAGACCATGAAATAAATAACTTTACAGAAATTCAATTCAATTCAATTATAAAACGTGATACATTTGAAGCCCCATCAATAATAAATCCATTCCCTTTTGAAGAACCCCCTTTTTAAATTATGAAACATGAAAAAATCAGTAGAGTTATTAGTGAACAAAGTGAATGTGTTTTGCTCAGAGCAAAGGCTAATAATGCAATATATGCAACCGTCAACGGATACCAATTTGAAAACCTTACTTCGGGAACGTGTGGAGTTATTGATAAAGAAACGGCAACAAGAATTTTCACAATCCCACTCCGACTCAACTCCATGCAACAAAAGAACCCACTATTAAAAGAATTAATAATCAAACTCGGTTTAGCAATCGAGCAATAAAAAACTAACAATATGAAAGCCTTAGGTCTTGAACTAAGAAAAGTAGGAACTATGAAAGGACTTTATTCCGAAATAGACATGGTTCTAAAAAATAACAACATTGAAAGCGGTGGCATTACATTTGAAATGCAACGTGAAGCAGCAGCACACGCATTACATAAGATGATGAAAGTAGAAAAGTATTTTGATATTTGTACAATTCAAAATATTATGTCTTTGTGTCAAATAAATATCTCAAAAGAACGGTTAAACTATTACCGCGTATTTCATTGTGTCTATTGGAATGAAATGTTAGATGATACACGACTAAGACTTACCGCACTTATACTTGATGATTTCAGACAAATATTAAATCCCTTAAATTAGCGATAGAATGACTCAAACCCAATTCGAGCAACTATACAACGAAAGACGTGCCAACTTAGGACGGCACGCGGTTACGTTCCCTTTGATGAAGTCGAAAATAACTAAAAAAGCCACATTTAAAGACATTGTAGATGAGCAAGGCAGACCCGAAAGGATTATCCTAGAAAAGCCAATATCTAAAAAAGTATTCAACACAAATAAGTTTAATGAGCTTTGTCAAGCGGTGTGGGAGTACTACACAGACACGAAGCTAAAAAGAATCAGTAGTGAGGGTAAGTGGCGACCAGGAATCGGGTTCATCAAATCCACTAACAAAGGATTCGCCGACCTACACGGACTTTACAACGGACGCGCTATTTACATCGAGACAAAGCAAGAAAAAGAAAAACATCTACAATCACAAAAAGACTTCGCCAAGTGGGTGCAGGATGGCGGCGGTATCTATGTTTCAGTACGTTCTTTCGAGGATATGTATAACGTAACACAAGCGATAATGAACGGTGAATCTTTGGAGGTGTGGGGGTACTTAAAATAAATTTTGTCAATTCAATTAAAGTAGTATAATTTTGTGGTATGGCTAAAAGTGAAAACACGTCTGATAAACGTCTGAAAAACCTAAAGCCTGGATTAACAGGTAATGCCACTCCTTTTACTAGTGAGAACCAACCTACTAAAGAACAAAGGGAGAAAGGATGGGAAGAAAGACGTAAAGAGCGTTTATTGACTAAAACTATCTTTAAACATATGTCAGAAGGTACTAACCTTGATGACTACATTAAAGCCCTTATAAAGCACGCTAAAGAGGACGGTAACGCAAAAGCTATTGATACATTGAATAGAGGTATTGAAGACCAGATTGATAAGTCAGAAGTTAAGCATGAAGGGCTTAATATTAAACAAATAACTTTCGAGTAAATGGAAGTTGAAATAGTCGTAAAAACAGACGATAAATTCAAGATTTTATATAATCCTCCTGAAGATTGTAGAATGATAATCTTAATAGGTGGTAGAGGTGGTAAGAAAACCTATGAAGTTAGCAAGGCTATTGCCTATCATGCTTGTATCAATGGTAAACGTATTCAGGTCTTAAGAGATGAGGCAAGTAAGATTAAAAACTCCATTCTAAACGATGTACTTCAACGATTCGACACAGCTAATAGAGATGGGGCGTTTAATGGCATTTACCAACGGAATGAAAACTCAATAAAAGAATGTAAGAACGGGGAGCAAGTGGTATTTACACAAGGGTTCAGAGCGTCGAGCCTATCTAAGACGGCACACATGAAAGGAGTGAGCCGCGTTGATATTGGAGTTGTCGAAGAAATGGCAGATATTCGAGATGAGGAAAAGTTTAATACATGGAGACATTCAGTAAGGGAAGAGGGTAGTTTGATTTTTGTCATCTTAAATACGCCAGATATTTATCATTGGCTTATAAAAAGATACTTCAACATTGAGCCGTTAACCGTTGATGATTACCCACAATTCACGCAAGATGACGTAGACGGTTATTACAAGATTGTACCAAAGAATCTAAAGGGAGTTCATGTTATTCAAACATCGTATAAGGATAATCAGTACCTACCAGCTAACATTGTCGAAGAGTACGAATCATCAGGGGTAAAAGGTGGTGAGTATGAAAACATACATTACTACCTAACCGAGATTGAAGGGCACGCAAGCACAGGTAAGAAAGGACAGTATTTTAAGAAATTCAAAATGATTTCTTTAGAAGATTATCTCGCATTGGATTATCAAGAGGTTTACGGTCAAGACTTTGGTACATCATCCCCAGCAGGAACAATCGGTGTAAAAGCATCAAAGAATAAAATCTATGTTCGAGAATTGAATTATGAACCTTTAAAATTAATTCCTTTAGCATTCAAACTTGATTCATTAGGATTAACACAAGATAGCCTCATTGTCGCTGATTGTGCCGAACCTGATACCATACGCTCACTTCGTTACGGATTGTTAAATCAAATGACAGAGGAACAAATAGAACGCTATCCAACGGCAGCAGCAGGATTTACCAATATCAGACCTTCACCCGAAAAAGGTATTGACAAGGGGTTAAGTAAATTACTATCTAAAGAGATTTATGTAGTCGAAGGGAGTAACAATTTATTAATGGAATTTGCGTTATATTGCGAGGCGAGGGATATGAACGGGAATCCAACAGGTAAACCGATAGACGCGCATAATCATCTAATAGATCCGTTAAGATATATCGACCAAGTGCATGGAATTTGGTTTTAGTTAAATAAATTATGGAAATAAAAAAATGGTTTATTATAGATAAAAATGATATGAATAACCCTATGTCATTAGGCTATTTATTTATAACTAAAGAAGAAGTACAGGAAATAAATAGTATAGAAATTAATGACATTATCTATGATATTAATGAAATAAAAGGTAATGATATTATAGTAATAAAAAGAAATTAATTACTTATATTTGTGGAACAATAAAACAATTTACAATGTCAGAATGTTCATTAGAAAATAAGGTAACAGGAGTATTATTTATAAGTAAAAAATTAGATTTAAGCAAGGCGGATAATTTACAGAACTTATCAAAAGGAGAAGTAATTTACCAAACTACTAAAAGAGGCGCACTTATTAGATTTAAGTTAATCAACGGATTTATTAAACACAGATATATAAAACAATTTACAAATGATTTCAGCAAACGAACTAAGGATTGGGAATTTGGTACATGATAATTTTGATATATCAAAACCGAATAAACTAACAAAAATAAGTATTGATGATTTTATTGCAATTGGAAATAATTGTAATAACTATCACCCTATCCCACTCACCGAAGAATGGATGGTGAAGTTTGGTTTTTATAGACTAAAATACGAATCTTATACTTTTGGTAATGGGAAAATAGGAGTCTATTTTGATGGCAAACAACTACTTTACGATATAGCAAAAATCAAATACGTCCATCAACTTCAAAACCTTTACTTTGCGTTGTGTGGTCAGGAGTTGGTATTAAATGAAACGGTATGAATTATCAAAAAGGCAACATATACTTTCTTCTATTATGGCTTAATAGAAGGTTAAATAGAATCTGTAACCGTAAACCTAAAACACACTTTAGAAAATGAATAAAAATCCATTCACCCAAGAAGAGCAAAATATAATGGATAGTCTTTTAAAAGCACATTCAGAATTTACAAAACTTGAACAAAGCCACCCAAGTGAATTACAAGATTGGATATATTCATTTCATCAATTACAGGGGTTATTGATTCAAAGAGTAGTAAGAAGGTATTATCCAAATATATTTTATTCTAGTAACAAAAAGTTAGAAAGACATTTACCAAAGCGACCACCTGAACCACCTTCAACAGAAATTAGAAAAAAATAAATTTGGTATTTACAAAAATTATCTATATTTGTATCGTTTTTAGTGTATAACCGCCTTTTCTCGTTAATTAATGTCGTAATGATATCAAGAGAGAATAAGGTTCAAAAATGAAAGGTTGTTAAAAGAATTGAATGTATTATGGGGGCTTATCAGCATCAAAAGCGGTGCTGATAATGCCTCTAATCTAGTTAACAAAGGGATGTTTGATGATGGAGCGCAAGGCTTTATCAGTCTGCAACAAGCTAACTCAATACATAACTACTTCTCGATTAATTCTACTCATACTATTATGAGGGCGATTAACGAATGCCCACAAGTATCAACGATTCTATTTAGAAAAGCACAAGCACATTCAAACGGTTTAACAGAGATTACAAAAGAGAACGGTAAGCCTTTACCGCTTGAGTTAAACAAAACATACCAACGGCTTTTATTACGTCCGAATATATTTGAAAATAGAACTCAATTTGTTTCAAGATTAATTCAGTATCTAAACTCTTTTGGATATGCTTGGGAGTATCACGAGATTCCTTTAGGTTTTGGAGTTGAGCAAATGAGTAGGAAACTACTTGACCCTAGATTTTGCCGAGTTACTTGGAAAAATAACCTTAGCACATTATTTGTCGCTAATAAATATGACTTAATAGATTCTTTCTATTATACTGAAAATGGAACAACAATCAAGATAACAGACTTTGAAAATCTGTATTGCTATTGTAATCCGAATATCCCCGCATTGGGGCAGGGTTATTTACCTGAATCACCTTTAAAGACTTTAGAGAATCCTATAAACGCTTCGATAGCAAATTACAAACATCGTATTCGTGCAATTGGTGCAGGATGGGGCTTTGTTTCTCCATCGGCTTCCGATTCAGCAGGTGCGATTTCATTGACACCAAGCGAGAAACAAGCGTTAAAAGATGATTGGGCAGAGCATGGAACGGGTGCAGGTAAATCAGAACTAGCCTTCGCGTCTAAACCTATGGCGTTTACGTCTGTCATGCCAACGATGACAGCTATGAAGCTATTGGAGTTACTGAAGTCTGATAGTTCTACGATTTGTGATGTGATGGGTTATGAGTTTGATTTACTTGGTAGGGACCTTGGAGGCGTGGCGCTCAACAATAAAAACGAAGCAGGTAAGAACCTTTATCAGAATCATATCATCCCCGAAAGAAAGAACATTGATGAGCAAGAAGCTGAATGTTTAGGATTAGATAAGTTAGGGTTCAAATTAGAAACATCATTCAAACATTTAGGCGTATTACAAGCTGATAAGGCATTAGAGGCGCAATCAAGAAGATTCAATGTTCCAGCAATAATCGAACAGTTTAAGAACAACATGATTATCTATGATGAGGCAATGAGTCAATTAGATTCTGATGAGTTAGCGAGTGAGTTTATCGGGAAGTTTTGGTATCAACTCACACCCGAACAACAAGCAATGTTCAATAATTCAAAAACAAATACAAATGGAACAGACACAACAAATACCGACACCAACGGAAATCAAGACAATAATCAAGGACAAGGACAAAATAATCAAGGGTAAACAAATCGTACGAAAATGAACTACCACATCCCACAATTTGCAACTAAAGACGAGTTATTTAAGTACTTAGTCGATAATAAGTCGCTTCTTATCAAGCAAAAGAAGTCGACTATTAAGCGGTGCGATGCGTTTACCTATGTTGTTCCGAATGTAGAATCACATGATTTTGCTACTAAAGACATTGCCGTTACTTCAAATAACCCTGATTTCAATGGATTATTGATTAAAATAGTAGGTAATACTACGAACTTAATGGATTGTCATGATGATGTACATATACCCGGACTTTGGAAAAAAACACTAACCGAAAATACATCATTCCTTCACTTGCAAGAGCATGAGATGGAGTTTGATAAGGTTATTTGTGATGAGATGAAATGCTACACAAAAACTATGTCATGGGCTTCACTCGGGCAATCGTATAAAGGGAGTACACAGGCTTTAATCGGTGAATCAACGGCAGAGATTGACCGTAACGCATATATGTGTGAACAATACAAGAAAGGTTATGTAAAGAATCATTCAGTAGGGATGCAGTATGTCAATGTTGTAATGTGTGTTAATTCGGGTCAAGACTATTATAAAGAGTATAAAGCCAATTGGGATAAATATTACCCTCAAGTAGCGAATCAAGATAGAGCAAATGAAACGGGATTCTTTTGGGCAGTATTAGAAGCTAAGTTAATCGAAATTTCAGCGGTTGTCAAGGGTTCAAATTATGTAACTCCAACTCAATCGGTAATTGACAATACAACAAAATCTGATTGTGTTTGTCCTGATTGCGGGTGCGAATGTGATACTGAAGATTCGTATTGCGCTAATTGTGGATGCAAACTTAATGGAGCCGGTAAAGCCACTCCATCAATTATAAACGAGCCGCCTTTAGGCACTCAAAAAAGCTATTTAGATATAGCAGGTACAATTTTACAAACTATTAAAACAAAAAAGTAATGGAAAAATTACAAGCAGGGGCTATAAAATCGGATAACACACCGTACACGCCCGACGAAATAAAAACTCATAATGAGTTTATCGACTTGGTAAAGACAGCCGCAAATGAGCAAATGGCAGGTATGATTACCAAAGAAGAAGCTGAAACGGCTATCAAACAAGCGGTAGAAGCAACTGAATCAAAAATGAAACCTACAATCGATAAGGTTTACGATGCGGTTTTAAAGCAAGGTATCGAGATGCAAGCAATGAAGTTGCAAACGTCTAACGATGGAAAAGGAGTTGACATTGAAAAGCAATTGTTTGAGCAAAAAGACCAATTGATTCAATTGATTAAATCCAATTCGGGAGGTCAACACAACTTCGTGTTAAAAACAAACTACACAACCGCTTCCGTAACATCGAACCCTATGGGGATGTTCTTACCTGATTATGGTGTAATAGGTGCGCCAAAGTTGAACATTTACGCTTCACTTCCTAAAATCCCCGTTGACCCTGAAAGCAATGGAGTTGTTCGATACATCGACCAAACATTGGCTACACGAAACGCAGCCGCAGCTAGTGAAGGTTCAGCATTAGCAGAATCAGCATACGCATGGCAAGGTTATACAATGAGCCTTCAAAAAATCGGTACTACGTTACCAATTACAGAAGAATCATTGAAGTACACAGCACGTTTAGCCGCTGAGGTTGAATTGTTCTTACAAACGGATGTTGCTTGTGCTATTGAAACTGAACTTGCAACAGGTTCGGGTTCTACGCCTCACTTGAATGGTATTTACACAGCAGCTACAACATACACAGCACCGGCAGCAGGTATCACAGATGCAAGTATCTACGATTTGATTGTAAAAATGTGTGAGGATATCACATCTTCAATCGTTTACGGTGGTAAGTATATGCCGAATGTAGTTTACATGAATGTATCGGATATCAACAAAATGAAGTTGAAAAAGGATAAAAACTACAATTATGTTTTACCTCCATTCGCTTCAAAGGATGGCACTGTTATTTCGGGCGTTACAGTAATCGAAAGTCCATACATTACGGCAAACACTTGTGTTTTAGGTGATTCACGATTTGCACGTATTTATGAGCAACCAGGCTACGAGATGGGTTACGGTTATAACCTTTCGGGTGATTATGCAAAGGATATTTTGACTATGAAAGCAAAGAAATTCATGGGCTTACTTATCCGTACAGCTGATTTAACCGGTTGGAGAAAATCAACTGATATCGCAACTGATATCCAAACATTGACAGGAATTGTAACACCATAATTATAAACAATGGCAAAGCACACGAAAGTTAAAAAAGAAGTTATTGAGAAACCGATTGATACTACTCCGATTCAAACGGATGAGGATGTTACGATTATGGTTTCAATAACAGGAACAGGAGTTGGAAACTTAAAGGAAGGTGTTTCATATACATTCCCTTCAACGGCTGCAAATCATTTAATCTCTAAAGGCTTCGCAACATTAAATTAAAAAAACATGAAAAAATACATTGTCATACTCGTTTTATGCTTAACAGCGAGTTTAATCACACAAAAAGCAAACGCGCAAATCACGATGTACAAAAGTACTTCGACGATTGCAGGTATTACGTCCGCAGTAGCTGATACCGTAACGGGAACAGCGACTACTTATTTCAGTACTAAAACAGGTGTATTGAATACAAGTACAGTAGCTAATTATAAGGTAACGTTTCAAGTTGATACCACAGTTTATTCATCTGCACCGACTGTAAACGTTTATTTACAAGGTTCAATGGATGGAACTACATGGTATCGTTTGAATAACAGTCCAACGGGAACGGATGGAGTGAATTGTGATACATTAAATAGTGCAACATTCACGATGTTAACTCAACAAATGACAGCTACGAAAGGCGCACTTAAATATGTTTATGGTGCAACATTCGGCTCGGCTGCAAGTAAATCGAACTACGTTCGTATTGTTGTCTCTCATTCGGGCGCAGGTACTTCAACGCGTATTTATAACGTCAAACTCTATACGTTTAACTAATGGCACTTACATTATATACCCACTTCACGAATAACATTGTACTCCCTAATACGAGTACAAATGATGTTATTACGGATGTTTTAGCTGAATCAGTAAATAAGTATGAGGATAAGTATTTAAACACTATCTTAGGATATGCTTTAAATAAACTTCTTCAAGCTAATATTGATGCAACATCGGGTATATACTATGACCTTATCAACGGTGCAGAATATACGGATTTAACAGGCACGCTTCAAAAATGGCAAGGGTTCGCTACGATTGGCAGTAATCCAATAGCAAATTACATTTATTATTGGGTTATTCGCCAAAACGTAACGACAACGATGGACATTGGCGTAAGGATGGCAAACGCTGAAAACATGATAAACGTTTCAGCAATGAACAAAATGATGTCGGCATGGAATGAAATGGTAGATTTCAATTATAGACTACATGAGTACCTATATGCAAATAAAATATCTTTTCCAACTTACATCGGATTAAAATATCCACCTCCATGTTATCCATACTTTTCGGGTTACATTCAGCCTTACACCAACCTTGCATTATATCGTGAACAACAAGGTATGTTTCAAACTATAAATTCATTCGGGTTCTAATGGCACATTCATACATAAACTTACCGCCTTCACTTAGCGCAATGTTATCGGACGTTGTAAGTAATGTTAATGATGCTATTCAAGATGAGATTAACTTAACAGTCAATTACAAACATAATAGCTTCACAGCTTTAATGAATGAGATTGCCAACGATAGTAAGTCGCCATCGTTGAAAAACTTTAGATACCCTTTAATTTGTTTGATTCAACCGTTCAATGCGGATGCAAGTGGTAAAAGAATCGGAGTTGATGTAAAATGTGATGTGATTATTATGACACTAACAGATGCGACAATGAGCGCGGATGATAGAGAAACGATAAACTACAACGCTATTTTACGTCCTATTTATGCTGAATTTCTACAACAATTGTACGCATATCCTTACATTATGTTTTCGGGTAATCAACCGAAACATTCTCACATGGATATTTACCACATGGGAAGTAATACCGGCACTAAAAACGGTTATATATTTCCCGATAAAGTAGATGCGATTGTAATAGAAAACTTGGAACTCCATTTAGAGCCTCAACCTTGCTTAGTTAATTCGGTTTATCCTTTGGCAACATTAGTTTACAAGAATAATGTATCAGGATTAAGAGTAGTGGGTACTAATGGGAACTTAGCCGTAACGCTTGCAGCGGCTTCGTATATTGATTTAAGGAAAGTAGGATTAGCCGACAATCCTGAATATACGATTAACTTTCCATTCGATGGTACAAGTGATCCGATTACAGTAGGGGAAACGTATAACAAGTCGATGAGCGCGGTCGCAAACGGTCAATATACGGGTTATATAGAATGTAATGATGGGGTAACGGCTTCGAGATTGTATTTCTTTTTTGAAGTAAACAATCACACACCGTTAAACTATACTCAAACTTCTATATTCCTATTTACAGCGTTTGAACTCACACCTTTGAATCCTTATTTGTATCGTTATTATGCAAACTCATTAGTAACTACAACAAGTAGCATAATTCAAAGAATATTGATTCAGAATAACAATGATGTCGATATAGTCAATCATTATTATGCAGAACCTACAAACTCTGCAAACCTATTAAACATAGAAATGCAAGAAGGTATATCGGCAGGTTACATTCATGCTAAAAATTCATATACGGTTGATGGGGTTCAACTCACAAACGTTTCATATTACAAATTAGAAGTTTAAAAAATTAAAAACAAATTATAAAAAATGGCAACAGGAAATTTAGGTACGGATTGTTCAGTCATTCTCGGTAATACGGGGGTAACGGGCTGTCCTTATGACCTTAAAAACATTGTCGGTATCATGTTAGTTCCAACTGGAACTTCATGGACACCGACACAAGTAGCGGCATGGCAAAGCACAGTAGCCGCAGGAGTAGCAAACAACACAGCCACATCACGATACTTTCCGATTCAAGGATTTGAAGCGGTCGAGGATAAATCGGGCGATGCGGTTACACGCGAAACAGGGTATCGAGTTGAAAAATACGTCTCTAATGGTAAATACAAATGGAGATTGTTTTACTCAAACGGTGCAATGGATATGCACGCTCAATTATCATTATTCACAGGTCAGCAAGATAGATTCGATGTTTTGTTGATTGATGGAGTAAACAATGGATTCTTATGTACCTCATCGGGTGCGACAAATGTAAAAGGGTTTACTCTCGATACGTTATTTGCGCCTAACATCAAGGTAAACACAGGAGCAGAGGATACCCTTTATGCTATTGAAATTGGTTTACAAGATGAATCAGAAATCAATAAGAATTGGAGATTTATTCAAGTGCCTTCAACTATCAACGTAACTACAAATACTTCTTTCTTAGGTTTGAAACCTACACGTATTGAAATAGTTACGGAAATGGTAGCCTCAACTAAAACGGTTGTTTGTCGTGTTTGGAGTGGTTCAACGAATCTTTATGATACTTATACAAGTGAATTAGCTACTACAGCTTTATGGAACTTTTATAAGGATTCCACAGGTATTCAGAACACGACCGCTTCGGTAACGGCTGCACCTGCTACGAAGGCTTGGACGATTGTACTCACATCAGCTATCACAGCAGCGGATTCGTTTACGTTACAATTCGGAACGGTATCGGCTTTGACAAGTGCGGGTATTTTAAGACAAGCAAACGCAGTAGCACAAACAATTGCAACATAATAGGTTAAAATATGGAAGACATAAAATTCGAGGGAACAAGTTTCTCTATCACATGGGTAAGCAGTTTCACAACTGTTTCAGAGTTCATAAGCGACTGCCCTCCTCATATTTGCGAAGGCGAAAACAGGGAGAAAAAGCTAACTGAATTGTACAACATGGTGAATAAGAAAAAGAAGTAAAAAAAATAGGGGTAAAGGGCAGCAATGCCCTCCCCTTACCTATCAAATGGCAACGATTAACGATGTTATAAAGAATGTTGATAGATTGGACTTGATGAGAGTCGCAATGGATACTTTAGAGGATCATGCAGCGGATGTGTTGGAGTTGAATACGATTCAGATTGTAAAAGGAACGCGAAAGGATGGAAGTCAGATTAATCCAACTTATCAAGATTCACATTATGCAATGATGAAAAATGAAATGAATAGTTTGCCAGGTTTTGGTATTCCAGATTTAGCCTTAACGGGTGATTTTTTGAACGCTATGCAATTTGAAAAAGTGGGAGTTGATGAATGGAAGGACGAATCAACGGATTGGAAAAATGATATGTTGAAAACAAAATATAGTGGGAGTTCTGATATATTCGGTTTATCGAGTAAATCAAGAGAGCAACTGATTGGGGAGTATGGATTCGGTGAGGATTTAATAAACAATGTTCGCAAGGTGGTTAGGCTATGATTAAAGAGCCTTGCATACCATGTAAACGAAGGCAAAGTGAGCAGCAACAATATTTAGGCTACTTACGAGCCATAACTAAAACAAGGGCTATAAATGAACGCACAACTTTTGCAATTTGGTTTGATACAGAAGATACAAAGTATCGAGCTGCCACATTGGATGAAGTTCAAGCGAACGAAGATATCGAGCCAAACAACTACGAAATTATATCTCAATATTCATAAACTACCATTGTCAATATTTATAGATTGTTTGGTGAATAATGAATTAGAGAAACTAATAATAGAGGGTACACCAACGGAGAAAGAGTTGAGCGATTGTTTTGATTCACTCTATATGCAATATACAGAGGAAGCAGGTGGACTTCAAGCAAAGAAAAAATTAATGAAAACTAGACAGTTAACCCAATTACAAAATAGGGTTAAGATGTTCGGTTTGCTCATTGAGGTTATAAACATACTACCTACTAAAGAAAATTTTGAATTTCTTTACTCATTCAATGAGTATTTGCCCGAAAGGATGGAGTTTTCAGAAGATAATCTAAAGAAAGTAATCAACTCGATGATACCTCATTGGAAGTCTGAATATGTGGATTTGATGAATGAACTTGACAAGATTAAACTAAGTAACCCAAGCGGCAAAGAATCACATTACACGTATGAATACTTTGCGAGTACGATTACTGAAATGGAATCGGTATTTAAGACGGTTATACCCGAAAATATCACAGTTGGTAAATATTGTTCATGGATAGCCAAGTACAAAGCGTATGCACGTCGATTGGAAATTGAAAAACTAAATGGAAAATGATAATAACGAGCATAGTCATAACGGTATTTGTGGTAATAATGGTTTTATTCATTCGTGAAATAATAAGCCTAGCATTTAAGAAGACCGATAAGATTTTAAAGGACAAAGAACAAGCGATTCAAGAAAGTATTAACAAGATAAAAGACAAGCTAAATGGCAGATAAAATATCAGAGATAGTCGACGCGTCGGCATTTGAGCAAGTCAGTAAATTAAAGAGTGAATTAAGTTCATTGGGTGATACTTTGCAAGACGTATTTAAAAACGCTTTGCAACTTAACGACGTTTTAGGTGGTGGAAATTCTTTGGCAGCACTTCGACAAGGTGCAGGAAATGCAACTAAAGCAGTTTCAGAATTAGAGAAATACACAAAGCAGCTTGTTTCAACGAATGAGAAACTAGCACTTTCTAACCATGATGTAAAAAAGCAATTAGACGAAGCGACAATATCATTAAAAGCAAGTAACCAAGCCTCAAACGATGCAATTAAGCTAAAACAATCAGAAGAAGGTAGTATTACTTCAATGCGTTTACAATTGAAGTCATTACAAGCCCAATACGACAATTTAAGTGCTTCGCAACGTAATGCAATGGGTAAGACATTACTTACCGATATTCAGCGCGTAAATGCCGAATTAAGCACATTAGAACAAGAAACGGGACGGTATACGCGAAATGTGGGGAATTATGGTAGTGCATTATCGAAGGCATGGGGATTTATCAGACAAGCGGCATATATATTGCCAGGTCTCGGTATTGCAGGGATATTTAATTTAGCAGGTGAAGCGGTTGTGGCATTGACAAATCAAATTTTAGACTATAATAAGAATTTAGATAATGCCGTTGAAAAAACAGACGAATACAAGGAATCCAATAAAGGTGCTATTAGTTCAATGGGTGAACTTCGATTAAGTTTAGAACTAGCAAAAAAAGGAGTAATATCAAAGAACGCTTTTTTAGAGGAATATAATAAAACACTTGGAGAATCAGCAGGTAAAACAGATGATTTTAATTTAGCCGAAAAGAATACTATTAATAAATCTGATGATTATATTAAAATGATTCAATTACGCGCTAAATCTCAATATTTATTGAAAGAAGCAGTCGATAAATCCACAGAGGCGCAAAATAAACAGGATGACGGTTGGTTAAACACGTTAAAAGCACAAGTATCGTATGGTGCAAATCAATTCAATCAAACAGGGAATCCACTATTATTTTTTCAAGGTATGTTAAAGCCCGAAGATGCTAAAAAGTATTATAGACAACAAGCACAAGACGAAGCAAAAGCCGCAGAGAAAGCATGGGAAGAAACCGCAATGGAATTAGCAAAGTTTAAAAAAGACCATGATTTAACTCATGGTGATGAAGGTAAAGTGAAAAAAGTAGACGTTTATGTAAAACCAACAATACATATCAAGGAATTAAAGGAAGATATGGTATCGGTTGGGATTTCACCCGAAACAGTTAAGGCACTTGGAGACGCATATGAAAAAATGTATGCAGAAATTGAAAAGGATATTGAAACCGAATACCCCGCAGGATTAGGAGACCCCGAAGCACAAGCATTAAATAGACAATTAATTGAACGCGCAAATAGAAAGCAAATTGCAGCCGAAGAAGATAAGGAAGCCAAAGAACAGAATAAAAAAAGGTTAGAGGAACGTAAAAAGTTAATGCAAGAGATTGTGCAACTTACTAGCGATGTTACAAGTGCAATTTCTGATATTTCAGATGCGGTTTACGCGCGTGAAATCATGCAAATTGATAAACGTGATAAAGCATTAAAAGTGAGTTACGATAATGAATTGAGATTTATTGAGCAAAGTGGTTTATCAAATACTCAAAAAGAGAAAAAGAAACTACAATTACAAGCAGAAAATGAAGCACAACAAAAGAAGATAGATAGAGATAGAATCACAGCACAACGCAAACAAGCGGTAATACAAAAGGCTTTATCTGTTACAAATATCATTGCAAAGACAGCGGAGGCGGTTATTGGTTTCCTTGCGAATCCGGGCGGTTATCCGGGACTTGCTTTGTCAGTCGGTGCAGGTATTGCAGGTGGTGCAGAACTAGCAAAAGTATTAGCCACTCCACTACCACAATACGCAAAAGGACGCGGTAAGGGTAAGGATGAGTTCGCCATAGTCGGTGAGGCAGGACGCGAGGCGATTTTGCGCGGTGATGGACGTTTGGAAATCACACCAAACGCGCCTACTAAAACTTTCCTAAAAGCTGATGATATGGTACTCAATAATTCCGAGTTAATGAGTGCGATTTACAGAACGGCAATGGTAAAACTTGCTGACGGTAGCAAAGTATCAACCGATTCAATTCAAATGGCTTTGCTTGAAAAAACAGATGAGGAAATTATAGAACTTAAAGGGCTTCGTCAAGATTTACGCGCGAAGAACTTAACAGCGAACTATTACGGATTAAGCGGTTTTGAATCATACAGACAATCTAATATAAGATAATTGGCACAAAGAAATCCATACAAACACTATTTACGCTATTTTGATGGAACAGATTGGTATTATCACACCATTGATAATACAGGCGCATACTTCGCTAATGTAACACCAACCGAGATACAACGAGCTCCTGAAGGATGGCAGGAATATGAGATAGGATGGGAAAGAGGATTCACCTATTACGGCATGTTTACCACCTATGCCACCCCCTTAAAATTTCACAAAGACGGCGCAAAGATTCTACGATACTTATTATACAATCAAGGCATTGAGGCAAAGTGCGAGTTGTATGTTGAGAAATTCAACCCGGATACATACGCTTATGATTTGTTTTTCAGAGGTGATCTTGATTTCTCGCAGGCACAAGACGAGTTCGATTATGTAGTTGTGCCGGTTATGGAGAATGGATTTGCAGCTAAACTAAAAGCTCGTGAGCATACACCTTATGAGTTTGCGATTGATGGGAACCCTGATGTGCAGTATGTGTATGATGATGGGTTGTTATTACAGGCTAAAATAAATTGGGAAGGTGTTGCCGGTCAAAATTTTGATTTCTTTCCTGATTTAACTTATATTGATTCAGAAGGAACGAATGTATCAATAAAATTCTATGAGCAGAATTATGGAAGTGGTGGACCTAACAGCACGTTTCTTCAAAATACAAGCGGAAGTTCAGTTGATATTGAATTAAAGTGTGATTTTAATTTCCTTGTAACAACCGGGATTGGAACAGCAGATGCAAATGCACAATTATTGTATGGATTGTATCCCATAGGCAGTCCAATATCTTCTTACTATTATATACTTAATAGCAGCTTCACCCACCATGCAAACGTCTCGCATATATATGCCGGAACAGATACTCAAACTATAACCGTACCAGATGGATATGGATTAGTTTTTCTTTTCAGAATGGAAATAATTGGCGGGGGTGGATTGGTGATACCTTCTGGAGATTATTCGACAAATGTATATGGCATTGATTTGGCCGCATCGTTCACCAACCGATTCGCAGCTACATATACCCCGCACTTATACGTTAAAGATGTTTTTATATATCTGATCAAACAAATAAGTGCACCGGATGTACACTTGGGAGTTCCTGACCCAGATTTAACAATCAATACAACTTGGTTCGATACGGTTTATACGAATCAACTTGCGGTATCGTCCGGGGATGGAATAAAAGGTCTATCAGGCAGTAAATTAAGAACCACATTTGCTGATTTCTTCAAGTTTATGAACACCGAATTTGGAGTTGCATTCGTGTACGATAAAGTTTCAAATACGGTTGATTTAGTATTCAAGACTGATGTATTCAAAACCTCTGTAAGCCCGTATTACCCTAAGATTTCAAGTGTCGTAAATTTTAAAGCAACTCCATTTACACAAGAATCATGGTCAACGTTGAACATTGGGAGCGGAACTTATTCTTATGACCAAAAAGGAGACGGAATACTAGAAATTACGAATGGCAAGGATGAGTTCAACAATACTCAAACCTATCTTTCTTCATTAGTTCGGATTCAAAAGACTGCAGATTATGTAAGTCCATGGCGATGCGACATGTATGGTAGGGAATTTGAAAGAATTAACTACTCTGGCAAGACGATTTCTGATTCACAGAATGATAATGATGTATTTGCTTTGCATATTAACGATGACAATTCAAATACCTATACGGATCCCGTTACAGGTAATACAATCAACTACCATTTAATTCATCGGGACCCGATTGTACCCGGCGTTTGGGAAATCTTCAACATATTCAGTCCGGATACGGCATACAATATACTTTTCAGTCCTAAGCGTTCACTTGTACGAAATGGAGATTATTTCAGAGCGTGTTTCAAACTAAACGACAACGACTACTTCAACTTCCAACTTTCGGGAAAGAATAATGTAGGCAATCTGAAGATGTATACCGAGACATTAGGGTTCATAGACTACAACGAAGGCGAGGCGATACAAATAGCGCAATTATGCCCTGATGGAGCGGAGTTATTTCAACCGGTAATTTTTGAATTCGAAACAAACGAACAAATCAATTTGTATAACCTCATAGAAAGCGATCCTTACTCATTTATCGAGATTGTGTATTTAGGCGTTTCTTATTATGGCTACATACTTTCGGTGAGTACAAGACCTGCAATGCGTGGTAATGCGAAATTTAAGATGCTTGCAACCAATACAAGTATCGGAACTGATTTAACTAACCTAATAAGATAACTAATGAACGGTACAACTAACACGAACGCTATATTTGCTCGATACAATAGATTGACTTTGGACGTAGTTAAGTTTATCCGTTTCAGTCCATCCACAATGAGACGAATAATCAATTTGAGGCTTAGTATTCCCTCCAAAATTAGTAATATGTATGCACTGATAACATTGTTTCTTTTGACAGCTACAAAAGGCTGCAACGATAAAAATAAAAGAAATAATCTGTTTCATAATGTAAATTTGTATTCAAAGCTAAGACTATTTAAAACACAGTAAGTTAAAACATGGCAAATATTTTTGAATTTCCTTTATTAAACCCACTTAGACAGCTATGGCAAAGCGATAACCAAGCGATAAGCGGTACGACTTACTTGAATGTTTTTAACCCTCAATTCAACTTTAAAGGCTTCGATGATGATTTCTTTAAACGAATGTATAAACCGTATGAGCAAAAAGTAAATTACATTCAACCTTTCCAACAATCGGATACTATTCGACTTCAATGGCTAGGTAGTGATTCCACTTTAGGGCATTACCAACACGCGAGACTTTTGGACGTAAATGGAATCGAATACACTTCAAAGACCGTTACCGTTGTTCAAGAATCAGGAACATGGGACAGTATGAAACTTTACACGATTACGATTCAGCTTTATGATGTACCTGAAGGAGTTTATTTCCTTCAACTTTCCTACAATCCAGGCTCATCGAATCAATACATTATTTTTGAGCCGTTCGACCTAAAACAATCACACCCTAAAACGGTCAGAATAGACTATTACAGCACGTTTAACGACCAATCGGTTGTATACCCATCATCATCCTTTATCTTCCAAAAAAGAATAGATGGATTAATGGCAGAGATGGATACAGGTAGTAAATTCAATGTGTACGAAGATCAACCGTTAAATTCTGAAATGGTAAGCGGTATAGCCTTTAGAACTTATTTACTTAACTTAGGAAACTTTACACAAGGTTTGCCCGAATGGGAAGCGGATAAGTTAGAACGGATTTTACTTTGTGATTCCGTTTGGGTTGATGGAGTAAAGGTAACACGCGAACAAGGTTCAAAGTTAGAAGTAAAACGAAATGCAGCCTTCCCACTTTCGCAATATTCGATTAAACTACGCGAACGAATTAATACTACAACTTTTGATATTTTTAGTAATACTTTGATTATTGGAACAATGCCGCAAACATCCTACTTTTGGATTGAATCTATGGACATTGGTACAACTAGAACAATACAAAAGAAATTCAACGGCAAACGTAATTTCTTAGACTTTCTGAATAGTACTTATTTACTCAATTCGGGATATTGGGGTGAGGATGCTAAGGGGCAGCTAGTGTATGTAATTACAAACGGCACAGCACTTGCAGGAACATACCAACTTACAAGCGCTAATACTTTACAATATGGATTCAAAGCTGTATTAGTCGGTTCAGGTGATTTCGGTATTGATATTTCAGCACCTTCAGCAGGAAACTTTTACGCGGTGTATTATTCGGACGGTTCAACGGGTGTAAATAAAACGGCAATGGCTACAACGCCCTCACTAACTAATATTAGTCATACGTTTGCCACATTAACAACGAAAGAAGTTTATGTATTTTTCAGCAATTGTAAAAGCATAGCTGATAATGTTATGAGTATAAATTGTAAGTCAATCGGTGGGGATTTAGCACCTGGCATGACATCGTTCTATCCTTTTCAAAATAGCCCTTCAATTAACTATATGGAAAATAATATGTTTCTTTATGTAACGGCTTTATCTACTTTGAATCTTGGTGGGTATGCTATGAATTCTTACATGATTAATCAGATTCTAATTTGGATTTACGATAACCTTACTCACTTCTCGTCATGTACTATTACATTATCAGGACAAAACCCGTCAGCACCTCCAACAAAGTCAGATAGTGGTATTGCAAGAGTGGTTCAAGGTATCAAAGCGGCAAATACACTAAACACAGATTAATATGGCAGGTTTAACACGACGAGACAGGATAAAAAAGAACATATCGAAATCAGTACAGAATATTGATGATACTGATTCATTTTTAATAGAAGGCGGTAGTTCAGTATCTCGACAGGGTTTACTCAATTCGATACCCTCAAAAACTTGGGCTAATTCTATTCGCAACATTGCCAACTATGCCACGTTTAATTCAACCATATGGTTAAATCTTTGGTGTACAGAAAATGGAGGTAGTTATGCGTATGAGTGTACCGAAGCAATTTACAATGGTGTGAATATTCCGACAGGCGATAGAATGACATTCACAGCAACGGACTTTAAAAAAGTTATCCCACAACTAACACCGCGCAATACAATTACCGCGTATGCTGAAACTGACCCTGATATGCAATTTAAGCATGATAATAATTGGCTCACTTTTTTGAGAAGTATTCCGATTTCAAATTACCTTTTATTTTGGCAAAGCCCCTTCACAGATACGAAAGATACAGGATTCCCATTGACTGAATTACATGACAATCCATTTAATTCTCAAATCGGTTTTCTTATAGGGCTAGGATATGAAACTTATGCCTATGGAGACGGATTTGACATTGAATGGACTGAAGGCGACACATGGAGCTTTACTATTAAATATCTATACATAGATAGTGATACGTCAATAATAGAAGGGCATACAATCACATTCACAGAAACAGGATATACCATTGATGGAGCGTCTGTTTCAAATGCTAACCTTTTAAGATTTTGGGCATGATAAATGAAGCAACACAAAAAACGATTGTTGACATGATACTTTTAAAGTACGATGCAGAATCAATATGGTTATACGGTTCACAGGCGCGTGATACGGCAAAAGTTGATAGCGACATTGATATATGTATAAAAATGAAAGAAGGTTCTAAAATCAATCGGCATGATGAGGAGTTGAGATATAATTTATCAATTGCAATAAACAAAGAAGTAAACCCCGTATTCTGCACAATGCAAAACGGATGGATGGAAAAATTAATTTTTAAAAAATTATAAGACTAATAGATGAACATAAACATAAACTTTGAAGTATTTAAGTGGGTAGCAGGTGGAATTTTAACCGCTACATTTGCCCTTTGTGGATGGATTGTAAAGAAGATTATCAATCACATGAAAGTGCAAGAACAATTCCATAATGAAACTTCAAAGTTCCGTGATGATATGAGCCATAAAACGGAAATTATAGCCGGTAGGACTTCAAAGATAATGTACGGGCTAGACCAATTACAAATGACGATGGAGGCGCATTTTGAACTCAACCCGTTAGCCTTATTTATTTGTGATAACGAAGGTATGTGTACAAGTGTGAACGATGCTTTAATGACAATATTTAGAGCGAAGCCAAACGAGATGATGAAACTTGGATGGATCTCTTTTTTGCACCCTAATGATAGAGGACGAGTATCTGCATTATGGATGCAATATGTAAAGCAAGGAAATTCAAACATACGAGACCATTATAGAATAATCGACAAAGAAAAGTATGAAACAAATGGAGTAATTGATACAATTGCAACGGTGAACTATAAAACTATTTTCAAGTTTGACGAAGATGGGAAATTAAGAATAGCAATCGGTACAGTGTGGGAAGTTGACAAAGCTGAAACATCGCAAAAGATTATTGAGTGCATAGCTGAAATGTTAGCCGATATGAAAGGTACACCCACTTGGATGAAGTTGCAACAAGAGATTAAAGAAAAAGAGAAAAAGTAAGGCTACTTTACAGCCGTTTATTATATGAAACACATATTAAAAAATTGGAAAACAAGCCTTGCAGGGTTAATTTCAATCATCACAGCAGGATTAGTAGGTACAGGTAAAATAGATGCAACAACAGCCGCTACAATCGTAACCGTCGCAAGTGGGTTAGGATTCGCAGCCGCAAAGGATGGAAATGTAACGGGTGGAACGACGACATAAAAATATTTGGTGAATTGAGAATTGGGGAGTATGTTTGATTGTTGAATCTCTGATATATATTACCACAAAAAAAGAAAGAAACGTAGCTAATAACTACGTTTTTTTTATTATCTTTGGATTGTCGTTAGTCTCATTGGTGGATATATTTAAAGAGTTGGTTGCCGCTAACTCTTTTTTTATTCAATTATTCATTATCTTTACACCGTTCATATTGTTTTTGGTTGAGTAATTAAGCGAGAATAGCACTATTTGTGGGCTATTTTTGTTGTATATAGGTTCTATCTATATTGTTTCGTAATTATATAGAAAAATAAATATTCTATTTTCTTTGGTGAAATGATAATATTAATATTATATTTGTATCAGAATTAAAAAACAATTAAAATGAAAACCTTAACTCAAAAAGAAATAAAAAGTATACAACAAATATCAATTACACGGTACAAAGAAAATATGGAAAAAGAAGGTAAAAGCAAAACAGCTGAACACTTTGCAAATTATTTAATGTTAAGTTATGATAATGCAATAGTTGAAGATGGATTAGTAGTAGGTTATTATAAAAATGGTGTTAAAAATATTCCTTCACTTCCTAAATATTTATAAGATGAACTCAACACAAAGAAAATACTTAGTCGATAAAATAACAGAACGAGTAAGGGCGAAAATAAAAAATTTAAAAGATAGTCAGCCGCAAGGTATAAGCCTTAATGTTTATATGCTTCATAAGGTAATGAGCAATGATTTTGAAATAAAATCAAATGAAGAATTAAAAAAGATAGTTTTAGAAAAGTCATTAAAAGCGGGGCAAAACCAAACATATAGAGAAGATTGGCTCGGAAATGCTTGGGGAACTGCATCAAAAAATAATGTTGCTTTTAATCTTGATGAGTTTTTTATTATACCAAAAGAATATTCGGATATGATTGAGAAAAGAAAAGAGGAGATAAGCGCAATTAATAAAGAAATAGCAGAATTGCAAACACAACTTGAAACGCTTGAAATAAGGGTAATGTTGGCATCAGATAAGGCTTTACAAGGAATAGTTAATGATGTGGACGATATGGGAGATATAAGATTGATTGATAATAAAATAAAATTAATAGGCAATTAATAATTACAATTTACCTTAAACAATTAAAAACAGAATTATGAAACTCAAACAAGAATTAATCAAGCGGCTACAAGATGAGCCTACCTGTATCGTTCACACGAAGAAACCCGAAGATTTACCGTTACTTAGGGAGGTGCTTAAAGCGGCTGCACCGAATGATGAAGGTAATATTAATAAGGATTGTAAATGTTTTACAGTAACTAATAAAGGTGTATGGTTACAATATAACGATAATGCTCTTAAACTCCACGAAATCCCCCTCCACGATTTTTTAGACGAAAGTAAAACCGCGCGTGAATGGTTTGAATCGGTTGAAGAACCCGAACTTAGAAAGGCGTTGTTGGAGAATATGGAAGATGGGAGTATAGAATGTATAGATATTTGGGATGCAATAAATAAAATGAAGTCTTTTAAAGTATGGAGTAGTACAAAACAACGTTTAAGTGTTTGGAGAGATTGCTACAATAAAAAATCCTTCATCCCCTTCTACAAATGGCTATCTAATCACCAAAAGGAGAAATCCATATCCGATAAACTCCGCGACTTGGCAAATGAAATTGATGAATTGTTAAAAAGTAACCCATGACCCACAAGATAACAATTGAAATCGAAATTGATGATAGTAAAAAGCCTATTTATTCGCCTTATAGACTTGTATTAATTGAATTCGATGATATTACATCTCAAATACAAAAATTGATTTTAGAATCAGATTCAATACAATCGGTTAACGGCAAAACCCTCAACGGAAGCATATATACATTCACTTATAAATTACTAACCACATGACAATACTTTTAATCTACTATAAAACCCACCCTTACAATATTCAAACGAAATAAAAATGAGTAAACTATTAATAGCTAGTATCTTACTACTCATGATTGGATGCGGATTAATAAATGAACCGCCAAGTGGATATTATCTCGATAATGATCCATTGAAAAAAGATACGTTGAAGGTATTGTATAATAAAAATAACTATACTGTTTATATTAAAAATGGGGATACAAATTCAACGGTAACTAATATATTCAATATATGGTATCACAAAATAAAGAAACCATGAATAACCTAACCAACAAAGAGAAAAGGGAATTACTATTATTATTGATTCTTGAGTTTATAATACTTAGTATATGGGCGTTCATAATGTTTAAGGTAATTTCAATAATATATAATACTCTATAACCATGAAACACCCAAGAATAATCCGTGATAGAGAGTTGATGAATATATATCGGTGGATATATACCAAGCGACATATTACCATTAAATATAGGAAGCGATTATACCGAGCGTACAGAAGGGAAGTGAGAAAGGTGGGACGCTAACGGGATTTGCATTAAAGAAGGCGGCACTACAAATGCTCCTTCAATGCGATACCGTTCATTGCCGCTTTCTTTTAATGCAATGTTAGCGGTGTGCGTTGGGTTGTGCGGTTGCCCGTTTCGTTTTCTTAATTTTTATTTTTTGTGGGAGGGTTCATTTAATCATTTTAACATTGTTAATAACTTTTTTAAAATAATGATTGAAAATACGAAACTTTATCGTATCTTTGTCGTATAAATTAAAAACAAGCAAATTACAATGGAAGCAAATACAGAGGTAAAAGTTAGGGTTTACAGGTATAAATCCTTTCGCCACTACGGAGGCAGAGAAATTACAACCATCCCTTTTGTTGTAAAGGCAAAGTATCTGTTCAGCCAGCAAGACCATACAGAAGTAGTGGAACTTTTGGAGGGTTGCGATGCCTACCCTAAAGGACACAAAATATCAGTAATGCAAAAAGATTTTAACCTATAAAATTTAATAAAATGAACGCATACCAACAACACAAACAGGGGCAAATTGAAAGCATACTCAACAGAGTAAGAAAAGATGATTTGCGAAATTTCCCTGCAACAAAATCACGACTTCTTGATATTGTGAAAAAGTTGCAAGGCGAAAAACCGCTTTCCGAAAACGACATTAAAACTATTCACCTAAACGAAATTGACTGGTAATGAAAAACAGGATTGAAATACACCTAACCGATGCTGAAACTTCGGCACTTGATAAAATTGCGGAACAGGATGGACGGAGTAGAAAGAACTACTGCGAAACCGCAATTCGTTCAATCATTCAATCATTTGAGCGTGGGCAAAAAAAAATAAAAATTAAGAAAACGAAATGACCGCTAACGTTTTGCAGCTAAACGCTGTTGGCGATTTAATACACGAAATTATCAATTTAAAATAAAGTTAATATGGAACACAAAAATTTGAATACAGAAGAAACTGCCAATAGCGATTTAGGTGCTGTTATGCGTAGTTGCTTGTTGGCTATTGCAGAAGGTAAAGTAAATTGTGATATGGATTATCCAAACTTTAGAAAGGTAAAAGTTGAGATTATTGGAGTTGATTTAACCAATATCGTTTGGAAGCCTATACACGTTAGAATTTTAGAAAAAGGATTAAAGCAAGAAATTGAAACTTTTGAAGATGGAAATGGATTTGGTGGATATGATTACGAACCACCTCAAGTTATGGTTAAAAAACAAATACCATTTACTGATGCTTGGGTTGATGTGCGTTGGCTTAGCAATTACGCATAACTCCCTACTAAGACTGAAATTTTCATCCTTATCTAAAAACTAAAACTTTAAAAAATGGATAAAATAAACATCCTTAACAAAGTTGGCTTACTTACAGCCGAAGACAGAAAAATACCTTTAAAACATGGTTGTGATTACTTCACATTTGAAACTTGCTTGGATTTATCAGAACCAATAAGGGTTATTCCTCATGGAGACCCAACGGAAGTAAGTTTACAAATTTATTCAAGAGATGTGGCAAGTTTTATTTGTTGGTGGACACATTTTGTACAAAAAGATTTGAATGGGTTTAGCGGATTTTCTCACGTAAAATTTGAATCAGTTGGATTCGTTGTTATATAAGATACTTATACCACACACTATAATTAATCATCAACTAAAACTTAAAAAATGAACACAAAAGAAATAAGAATAAACAATTTATTAATGAAATATTCTTTAGACACTAAAGAAGAAGATTACAAGTATTTATTACAAGAATATGTTAAGCCGATATTAGATGCGGCTAACTGTAAAAGTATTGATGAGGTTATCGAGAAACTCAAACACCCCACTCCCGACCGTTGGATAAGCGTTGAGGATAGGCTGCCGACTAAAGAGGATGCGGATAAAGAAGGGAATGTATTAGCATGGGATGAATTACAAGATAAGGCAGTTGAAGTTATTTATGCATCTGTCAGTAAAATGAAAATAAGATTCAAATTTTGGCAGCCCTTACCAACCAAACCACAAAAGTAAAAGATATGACACAGCAAACACCGAAAGAGAAAGCGCAGGAACTTATAGAAAAGTTCAAAGATTACGTTCATGGATACATTGGTAGTTCAATGCTTACAAACCATGAATATCCCGAACAAATTTTATCACAAGCAAAGAAAGTATCCTTAATTGCTATTGATGAAATATGCGAAGCTATTAATTGGCATGAATTTGAAAGCCCTAATGAACAATGGGATTATTGGAACGAAGTAAAAATTGAAGTAGATAATTTATAACAACTAAAACGTAAGCCTACGAACAGGCGTGAAAAGATGGCACGAAAAAGTCTATTGATTAGATGGTACAACATAAACAAAAAAATAAAGATGAGCAAACAAAATAAGTTTTGGCTCATTTGGGAGAAAACAAAATTAGCAACAAAAAGACTTTATAAAATATACTAACCCAACTTAACTAACATTTTAAAATAAAGAATATGCAACAATTCTTAAAAGAATCACCACTATCATTAACTAAAGTCAGATTCCTTGACCACTACATGATTAACCATAAAGGTTTTATCGCAGGTGGATGTTTCAAAAATATTTTCAGTAATCAAAAAATAAAAGATATTGATATATTTTTCAAATGCGAAGCTGATTATTCAGAAGCGAACGCATACTTTAAAAGTAATGAAGATTACATTTTTAGTTATGAGAACGCAAATACAATATCATACAAGAATAAAAAGACAAATATCAGAATTGAATTAATAAGAAAGCATTATGGAACTCCAGAAGATATTATATCTATTTTTGATTTCTCTATTACAAAGATGGCTTATTTCAGAGAATTAAAGGATGATGTAGAAGCATTTACAATACTATTTCACGATAAATTTTTTCAAGACTTATCATGTAAAAAGTTATGCTTAGAAAAAGATATCATGTATCCCATTTCAACATTTGAAAGGTCATTTAGATATTGTAGATATGGTTTTGGCTTGTGTAAAGAATCGAAGGAGAACCTAATAAATGCTCTTAAAAATTCAAATACGGACGATATTAGTTCAGACTTATACTTTGGAATTGATTAACCACATAAAATAACCCCACACCATGAACGCAAATAAAGCAATTCCTATTTTAGAAGCTATGGAACGAGGATACATAACACAAGAAAATAAAGAAGCCCTCTCCTTCGCCATCAACGCCATCAAGCAACTACCGTCAGACCCTATCGAGGATGAAAACGAACTTGTAAGAAAACACTTTGATTTGGAAGAAGTATTGGAGTTTACGAAGGAGCATAGGGTGGAAGTATCGGGCGGTTCAATAGCCATAAATGGAATAATGCAACAATCTAAACTCACCCCACTATGGGCATTAACCAACGGTATTATTAACTTTAAAAAGAATAACAAATGAGAACGATAAAATTTAGAGGAAAACGAACCGATACAGAGGAATGGGTGTATGGGTATTATTATAAAAATGATGAAGATGATTTACATAGAATAACAAAAAGCACAATAATTATGCAATATGGATACATAGTCATCCCAGAAACTGTCGGACAACTTCGCTACACATCTCCAAAAGGAGTAGAATACTACGATGGAGATATTTACTATCATGCAGGACATGGCGAAGAAGTAGTATCAGATATGTGCGAACTTCAAATGAGCATAATGACAGGTAATTCATATGATATAGGCGAAATCATCTCAAACATTCACACTAAAAAGAATAACAATGCAAAATAAAAAAGGAGCGAAACCTAAGTACAAAAATAAAATTATTGGTATCTTTATTCGGTGTTCCGAAGCTGATAAAGAACAGATTAAAAAACTCGAAAAAAAACTCTTAAAAAAGAATCTAAAATAGTTGTTTTCATCTAAGGTTGGTAGGTAGTAGAGTAGGATTTGTTGCATGCCTTCCTTTTATAAAATCTTAAACAATGTACACATACCACATAAACCATAAAGAAGTAATCGAACTCGCAAAGCTGCGAAAGATTAGCCGCATTGAGGCAATGGCAATACTCGAAGGGTATCTATGCGGAATTACAGATTGTGAAATCAACGACTACTTAAATCTTTTCAATCACTCAATGTCAAACGGATCAACAGTTGAGACAGCAATTGAAGAAGCATTGACCGGAATTATCTTTAGAATCAAATTTACAACATCACAAACATTTACAAACATTTATTCACCTTCATTAAATTAAACAACATGGAAACAACAGATTTATTTTTAGCATTCCTATGCTTATCAGTCGTGGCACTTATAAGCAATTACATCGGTTATCGTTCGGGCTACATGACAGCTGTAGAGGAACGATTCGACGAAACTAATCACAACGAAAAATATTAAACTATGAAACACTCTACACATTATCACATCGTATCATCTTGGATTGATTCATGTACAACTGAATTACAAATGGATTCCGTCAACGACTTTATTAATAATCGTCTATTGACAGATGAAAAGACTATGGACGATTTAATAAGCTATTGGAACAAACGTAACATTCACCGCTCATGGGTAGCCGCTAAAGTAGCAAATAATAGCTTCATTCGACTTGATGAGGCACAAGGGCGTAAAGGTGATTTGGAACGATTCCCTGCGACTGATGAACACTTTTCGGATAACTGCGAACATTAAAAAACAAAAGGAGCCTAAGCTCCCTTCATTAACAATATAAAACAGATTTACATGACAAATGTACAAACAAGAAAACTATCATTCAAATTTAATTTTAATCTTTACCCTATCAAATGTACGTTCGATATTACTCCAAAGATTGAAAAGCCACTATCTATTCACGACTACGAAGTAGATAAAGTTGACATCTATACTTTCGGAAATCGGATAAACATTTACGAACTTCTGAAAGATTGGGAATCCATATCATTCAAGGTACAAAAAGAAATCACAGCCAAAGGACATAGAATGTACATGGATAGACTTAATGAGGAATTTAAGAAACACAAACTTTATAGTTAGAATCTATTAAGGTATCACAACTATATATAAAAATAAATGTTGCTAATATGTTGGTAGTATCATAATATTAATATTATATTTGCACTATCAATTAACAATTAAAAACAATTACAAAATGAAAATCACAATCAAAAAAACAGTAAACGAGACAGTAGAGATTCAGTTCCCTATCTATTTAAGACAATCACCTTGCACGGTTATAGCTATCTATTCAGAAGATAAAATAATAGATGTAAATAACTTTGATAATATTGACAACTACTCATTAGGTAAAAAAGAATTGAGTATTGAATTTTTAATAAATTCATACACCTTTATCACAATGGAAGAATACAACGCTGAATTAAAAAAATGTATCGAAGGTATTACTAAAAATATCTCACTTGCTAATATGTACGAAATGGACGCACATCTTACAGCAACTCCCAAAGAGATTCAGCAATTGAACGACGAACGTAACCAAGAGATGAAAGAAGATTGGAACGAAACCGAAGTTAACGAATTAGAAGATAGTTTGTAGCTTACTACACAAGGGTCGCGCATTCGTCAACACGCGAATCATTTAATCAACAATAAAAACAATTTACACAAATGTCAAATGAAATCGTAAAGATAGATAAACCTACCAAGACTACTATAACTAGTCTATTCAAACAACTTACAGACGTAGCGATACCTTTAGAGCAATTAAATGTAATCTTATCTACACCGCCTCCAACTCAATGGATAAAAATACACCCTTATATTAAAAACCATAAATATCTACCTATTGATAAAGTAGAATATCTTTTAAGGTCATGTTTCAAAAAGTTTCAAATAGAAGTAAAAGAAGTAAAACAATTATTTAATGCTATACAAGTTACAGTTCGAGTTCATTACCTTAATCCTGCAACTAATGAAATGATGTTTCATGATGGAGTAGGTGCATGGGATTTGCAAACATCAGCGGGTTCGGGTGCATTGAAATTAGACCTTAGTAATATAAATATTGGCGCTGTACCTATGGCGACAGGTATTGCAAAAAGTGTAGCTATTAAGGATGCATGCGACCATTTCGGTACTTTATTCGGTGCTAATCTAAACAGAAAAGATGTACAAAACTTTGAAGGTAATGCAGAGTTACTTTCTTATGATAAAATCAACGATGAAAAGGAAAGTAAAAGAGTATTAGACTTTATTACATCATGCAGCGATTTAAAGCTATTACAAGGTGTTAAATCAACCGCCATAGCATTAGGGTTGCAAAAAGAATACGAAGCGAAGGAGGCGCAAATAAATGGATAAAATACTATTTAGATGCTCATCAGCGGGAACACTCTTAACAGAGCCGAAATTGAAAGCCGATAAAGAAGCAGGTAAACTTTCAGAAACCGCGAAAACTTTAGTTGAATCAATGTGGCTAGAAAGAAAGTTTGGATATCGTGAGTTTATTAATAATGAGTACATGGATAAAGGGTTATCAATGGAACAAGATTCAATGGCGTTAGTTCAATCGGTATTAGGTGGGGAGTTTCGCGTAAAGAATCGTGAACGATTTAGTAATGACTACATCATAGGAACGCCCGATATTATCCTTTCGGATTGTATTGAGGACATTAAAACTTCATGGAGTTTACGCACTTTCTTTGAAGCTGAACCGAATACACTTTACAAGGTACAAGCACAATGTTACATGGCTTTGAAAGGTATTAAAGAGTACCGATTGATTTATGCCCTAGTACCTAACACAAAGGAAATGATTATTAATGAGTGCGAACGGTTGGTGTATAAATTCGGACGTAATTACGATAATGAAGATTATATAGCACAATGCCAACAAATCCAGCGTAATAACGATTTAATCAATGAGATTCCAACGAATAACCGAATCAAGGTATTCACATTCTCATACGATGAAACATTAATACAAACTCTTTACAGTAAGATTGATAAAGCACGTGAATATTATGAAACGCTTACAATGCCGAATTACACAACCCCTAACCAAGACTAAAACATGGAATACAACGAATTTTTAAACCATGCACCCCATCCTCACACAATCTCACAAAAAGATTATCTTAGAATCACATAAGGATAAGACGTGCAAGGAGTTCGCGGATGAGTTCGGATGTTCGGTCAATGTTTTACAAGTGTTCGCACATAAAAACGGAATCCAATTCAAGAAAGCACGGACAGTTTCAGAAAAAACGAAACTAAGATACTCGAAACAAAATAATACAATAACTAACCACACCTCACCACGCCTTTACATTGATGATTTGTATAGGTGGTTGTAGGGTAACGGGTTCGTATTGCTGCTGTTGGGATATTCAGGGATATGTCGTTCAGCCCTTAACCAGCAGTTCAATAGTGAACAAAAAGAACAGGATTTATTCGTCAAACCCCAATAGAAGCAATACGGTTGTTAGGCGGTTGTTGCGGTTGTAAAATAAATTTGCATATATCGTATAAGTGTCGTAATATTGTCGTAAATCTATAAAATATGGAACTGTACAAAATTTATGTAGCCACTAAAAATAAGGATGGCACGGTATTAAAATCAGAAGCTATTACCACTAAGGCAGAAAACAAAGATGCTGCAATAGAGAATGTAATCAGTCAAGCAAAAAATTGGTACGGGTATAAAGGCAAGGTTCACATCTGCTCCGTTTTTATCCGTAACGAACAAAAACAATACGAAAAAATATGAAAGTAAGAATAGAAATCCATTTGGATAGTAAAGAAGTTAAACTTTTGGATAAGCTGTCCAATGGAGAAGGTCGCAGCCGCAAGAATTTTTGTGAAACTGAAATTAGAAAACTGATTGAAGCTTATTCTTCAAAGTTAAAGACTGGTAGCAATAACGCCTAACGTTTGGTGCTTTGCGAAGGCGGGGCTTAGAAGGACAAATGTTGAATTAACCACAAAAGATAATTAGATGCAGAAAGTTGAAAATATAGAAGAAACCCCCGCTTTTGCAAAGCACGTGTTACAGGAAGTACGGTCTATTAACGTGGTTTCACTTTTTAATGGTATGGGAACTTTACGACAAGCGTTCCATAATTTAGGAATAAAAGTAAATAACTACTATTCAAGTGAAATTAAAACCTATGCTATTAAATTACAACAGCATCATTTTCCTGATGTGATACAGCTTGGAGATATTACTAAATGGCGTGAATAGGATATTGATTGGAGTAGTATTGATTTTATAGGAAGTGGAAGCCCTTGCCAAAATTTAAGTAGTATTGGGAAACGTGAGGGATTGAATGGAGAAAAAAGTAGTTTATTCTTTGCTTTTATTGATATACTAAACCATTGCAAAAGTTTAAATCCAAATGTGAAATTTTTACAAGAAAATGTAGGAAGTGCAAGTAAATTAGATGTAGGGATTATGAGTAGATTGCTTGGAGTTTACCCAGCAAGATTAAATTCTGAATTAGTAGTTGCACAACAAAGGGATAGATACTATTGGAGCAATATTAAAATGCGAAAAGATTTATTTGATATGGTTACTGACATTCCTGACCCAACGGATAGAAAAATATTGCTTAAATATGTTATTACAAGTGGCGAAGTAAAAGAAGATAAACATAAGGCATTGATGCACCGAATGTATTATTCTTTTGGACACAAAGATAAACTATCTGAAAAAGCACAAAAGTATATTAGAGATAGAGAAAAGTTTGGTAATACAATAATTTACGAAGATGGATATTTGAGAATGGCAAATAAAATTGAACTTTGCAGATTACAAGGTTTCCCTGATGATTATTGCGATATACTAAACTTACAACAAACTGCATCATTATTAGGAGATGGATGGACACTACCAATGATAGAACACATATTGTCGTTTTATGCAGTTCCATAGTATTTCCTGTAACTACTTAATAAGCCCACAATAACTAAACAATAATGATAACAATATCAAAGAACTATGATTTAATTTGGCATATTGACTTTGCTAATGAATATCAGTTTACAAAGTGTAAAAAGTTGATAAATACACATAGGTGTATTGAAGTTAGGAAAATTGTAAACGGTGGGAGTATCGGTTATTGCATCAGAGGCAAATTCTATTCATTGACTTATCTTAGAACTCATTTACAAAAAATTACTAAACAACAAATACCTTTTTAACCATGACACCACTCCCAACCCTCGCAACCAACATTTGCGAAGTAGCTGAAATAAGCGTCGAACAACTAAAATCTAAAAGAAGATTCGAGTACATTTGTATGGTTCGACATTTGTTTTTTTACATCGCTATAAAATACCATCGACACACATTGACCGAAATAGGGAAGTACTTAAACGACCGAGATCATACGACCGTAATGGCATCGAATGAAAGATGCCGTATGTTGATTGATACTGGCTATGTGGTAGTAAGCGACCTAATTGAAAAGATAGTCGAAAAATACCCCGAATACGGGCTAATTTTAACACCTAAAACTAAAACGTACATCTGCCGCTATTGCGGAGCGGTGCATAATAATTAAAAACAAACAAAATGATTGAACTAAAAGGACTTGAAATCGAATTTTATTTACATGATGAAGAATGCGAAAAAGCAAAAGACTTAGGTATGCATAGACCTATGGAAGAACATGAAACAAGAATAGCTACTATTTATAGCGTTTCATCTATCATTCAACATCCAAAATTTACAGAAGTATCTGATGGAGTAGATTATTTTCAATGTTTGGAAGGTTATGACTCATTGAAAAAAAGAATTGAAGAAAATAAAGTAAATCTTTTTTAATTATGGCAGGGAACTTATTACTTCGCACATTGACAGTTAAGTCTATTTTAGAGACAGGCAAATATGCAGGTCAGAAAGTAGGAACTATTTTAGAGGTTGATAAAAATTATCTTAGATGGGTTTATTATAGACAAGCTAAATTATCTTTTACTGAAGATATACTAAATCAGCTTTCAATAGTTGGTGAGTTCGTAATACAAAAACCGTCTATAAATGATGAGGTTTACCATAAATTAAACATTATTCTTAATTCTCAATTGACAGATGAAGAACGTTTAGATAAATATGTTCAAAAGAAGAGAATTGATAATACACAAAAGAAATTATACAATCT